TAGTTATAACTATTTGCTTATCTGTATTTTTATCGTGTCCTGAATAGATTTTGTGACAGTTTGCATCGCTATCATAACCATAGTCTTTGAAGTCTTTATACATCTGTTCAACTAGAGATGTTGTAGGAACTACAATAAGAATACGTCCTGTTGTTGCCAATCTACACAGTCCATAAATGATAAGTGACTTACCTGATGCTGTAGGTGAAAGCATCGTAACTCTCTTTTTATTGATGCCATCGCGAATTGCGTCTACTTGATAGTTTCTTGGATTGAAAGGTAAGTTCAAATCTAGTAATGCTTTAACTACATCTTCTGTAGATATATCACTCGTTTTGAGAACGCTATCTTTACCTATAATTTTGTATTGTCTACTTTCACAGAATGTTTCTAAGTGCGAAACTAATCCAATGTATAGTTGTTTAGTCCACATATTAAACAATCTAATTTTACCATCCCACATCTTATTTCTAAATGTAGGCATAAATTCCGCACCAGGAACTTTAAACGTAAAGAATTCTGATAGTTCCATAAGAACACCAGCATCTTCACATTCTACAGTCATAAAGACTTCGTTCACTTTAGTTAGAATTATATTCATCCGTTATATCCACAAAACTCATATATGACGCACCACACACAGGACAAAGATAGTCTGGTGTTAGAGGTCCTTCTTTTTCTTCAAAGTATAGTTCTCCACAAATAGAACAGCGGTATACTTTCATTACATTACTCCATTAGTAAACTTGTGCCATTCGATTGCATTCTTGATATCCCATCCACGCGAGTTGATGCTACGAACAACATATTCTAAGAAGTTTACAACAGTTTCATAATATACAACTTTATCTTTCTTTTTGATTAAATCAAAGTCACCCTCTAGTTGTTCTTCCATTTCATTCTTTAGTGGTTTTGCGCCTAAGTACTGTTCCCAACCAAGTTCTTTTAATTCTTTCTCCGACAGTTCTCCGCGATAGTAACGCCATTTAAAGCGTCTAAGTTTTGCGTAATCGCTTTGTTCTTTTCGGAGATTAAGTTTGACTGTGCTTAGAATTGCAACATACTTAGCATGTAGATTTGGTACGTTCAATGCTTCTTTGCTAAGTTCGGTGTCATCGAATCCAGCATCTGCCGCCCACATTTGTTGTAATTTATCTAGTTCTACCATACATTCACCTCATAATTAAATAACATCATAACATAAAGTTATGTGTTTGTCAAGTTATAATTTCACAATTTCATAAAACGAGAAGGCAAAACTACAACTCGCGGTAATATAAGGCATTGAAGTATCTGTAATATCAAATTGTAGTGCTTCTAGTGAAGTAGGAAATAAATCTTTGAAACGTATCTCTACGTTAGCATTGTTGTTACTGTCAGTAATTGACATTGTAGCATCACTCATCGTAGGTGCAATAGGTTTAAGAGTTTGACTGCTTGCCGTAGGATGCGCCGCTTGCGAGTTGACGTATGTTTCATACTGTCTTGTATCAATGTCTCCTGAGACTGCAATCATCCAGTCTGCTAATGCTTTATAGTTTACCATATCTTCATCAACAAGAAAAGTAATTAATAAGTCGCCAAATTGTAAGGTGTCACCAGGAACTGGAGTATCTTTCACTCGCGAGAATTGGGTTGACTGACCCAGACTAATATTAGGAATGTTTGCGGTCTGACATGTAAATGCAACAGTAGGCAAACTTTGCATTGTAAATACAAACTGTGAAGGTGCTAGAAAGTTTAAATTACCTGCTACAGGATTACTTTCAACCCACGTTTGAATATTGATGTTTTTATCATATGCCATAGTAGTTTTCCTATTCGTTTATACTACTATTTATCCAAATAAAAAAGGGGACATTTAGTCCCCTCTGAGTATTACTTGTTCATTATGTACATTGTTACTTCAAATCCAAATCTCATTTCTGTATATGTTGGTTTAGTCCACATAATCTTCTCCATAAAAATTGTACTACTTGTTGTTTGTTGTAACTCTCAAGGTCTTTCTGTCGGCGATACTGTGTCCAAAGCATGACACCCTCCTCGTTAAAGTAGAGTGCGTTCCTTCGGTTATATTACCTACTTCCGTCTCGTTTGAGATGAACGACAATTATGCAAAATGCATAGTATTACTTATAATAATTGGGGAATAAAAAGCATAGAGAAAATCATTAATATATGATAATTACAGGCAAAAAAAAGAGAGGGGCGAACCCCTCTCTCTCTCGTTTCTCTCCCTTTGGAGCATTGCTTACATCAAGTTAGTAACAGTTACTAATCTGTAGTATGCGTTGCTGTCTGCAGAAAGTGAAGTGAATGGGTTAGATACTAGACCATAACGGGTCTTGAAACCAATCTTAGGTTGGAAAGTATTCTCGCCCACTGCACGAACCATCTGTAGAGGAACGTAAGGACAGTAGAACAAACCAGCGTCATAAGCGTTTGCACCCTTATAACCAACACAGTAGAACTGGTTGCTGTCTGAGTTGTTTGCTGAGTATGGATCAACATACACTTTAATCTTACCATTGATGGTACCAGCGAATGTAT